GGCTCTGACACCTTACGTGAATCAGAACGTTCTAAGCTTATTGCTCCTGCGTTACAGCAAGCAGTAGAAAGCTCAGTAGCCGAGGTAGAAGAAGCAACGTTTGGACGTGGTAAGTGGTTTGACATTCGTGACGATGTAGCAGACCAAAACCCTGTAGACATCCAACAGATGCGTAAACAACTACAAGAAGACTTCTCGTTCACTAAAGCACGTAAGACAGTGGCTGAAGCTATTCTTAACGGTGCTATCTACGGTACAGGTATCGGTGAGATAGTTATCGAAGAAGTTAAAGAAATGCGTCCTGCTACACAGCCTATTATGGAAGGTGCTATGCAGGCGGTAGGTGTTGAAGTACAAGACCGTTTCGTTGTTAAACTAAACCCTGTATTGCCACAAAACTTCTTGATTGACCCTGTAGCCTCTACTGTAGAAGACGCTTTAGGCTGTGCAGTTGACCAGTTTGTTCCTACGCATCAGGTTAAGATGTTACAAGAACAAGGTGTGTATAATGATGAAGACATCGGCTTAGCATCCACCGACACAGACTTAGAGCCTGACAAAGAACTAGCTCACTACCCTGAAGACAAAGTTAGACTAATTAAATACTATGGCTTAGTGCCACGTGACCTGTTCAACGATGCAGTCGAAGAAGAGGATGCTGAGGTTGTTAGCTTAACAGAAAGTGCAGAAGAAAGTGAATACGTAGAAGCAATTGTTATCATTGCTAACGGTGTCTTGATGAAGGTTGAAGAAAACCCTTACATGATGCAAGACCGTCCTATCGTAGCATTCCCTTGGGACGTTGTGCCTAATCGCTTCTGGGGTAGAGGTGTTTGTGAGAAAGGATATAATTCACAGAAAGCACTTGACACAGAGCTACGTGCTCGTATTGATGCGTTAGCGTTAACCATCCATCCAATGATGGCTATTGATGCGTCACGCCTGCCACGAGGTATGAAACCAGAAGTACGACCGGGCAAGATATTCTTAACGAACGGTAATCCGGCAGAAGTGTTACAACCATTTAACTTTGGTCAAGTTGGGCAAGTAACGTTTGCTCAAGCAGGTCAGCTAGAACAGATGGTGCAACAAGCAACAGGCGCTGTAGACTCCTCAGGCGTTGCAGGAGGCGTTAATGGCGAAGCCACTGCTGCAGGTATCAGTATGTCACTTGGAGCGATTATAAAGCGTCACAAGCGCACTCTAATCAACTTCCAAGAAATGTTCTTAATACCAATGGTACAGAAGACAGCTTGGCGTTACATGCAGTACAATCCTGAGTTATATCCTGCACAGGACTTTAAATTCATTCCTACGTCAACCCTTGGTATGATGGCACGTGAGTATGAAGTGACACAGCTTGTTCAATTGTTACAGACAATGCCTGCTGATAGTCCAACGCATTCAATGCTGATTGAAAGTATTGTTGAGAATATGAACTTGTCAAATCGTGAAGAGATGATACAGCGTATTCGTCAGGCGCAGCAACCTACGCCAGAGCAACAGCAAGCAGCTCAACAGCAACAGCAAATGCAGATGCAACAGATACAGCTACAGATGGCTAAAGAGCAAGCTACAGCAGCAGCGCTACAGGCTCAAGCAGCTGAAGCAAACGCAAGAGCTCAGAAGTATCAAGTTGAAGCGAGTTTGGAACAGTACAACTCTGAGACACAGCGTATTAAAGCAGCGTCAACAAACATACAACAAGGTGATGCAGACGATAAAGAGTTTGAGAAGCGTATGAAGTTGGCTGAACTGACGTTAAAGAAACAGCGTCAAGAAGCTGACATAGCTGAAAAGTCTGCGAAGACTGCTCAGACTGTTAAACAAGTAGCAGAACCTAGTGAAGGTGAAGCGCAGATGATTGCTATGATGCAAGCACCACCACAAGAAAGTCAAGAATAATTTAAGAAAAAGCTTGACATTTGAATAAAAGTGTGTTATAATATATAGTATATACCAACGTCATGCCGGGGAGGACAACATGACAACTGAAGAAGAAAAGTATTATAACAATTATTTTGACCTATTTCGTAGCGAAGGATGGAAACAGTTCTTAGAAGAGCTTGAAGACCGTGTCGACGCTTACGATATAGGTTATCTTAAAGATGAGAAAGACCTTTATAAAGTACAAGGTGAACTTTCCATTTTACGTATGATGATTAACCTAGAAGAGTTTATTACTCAAGGTTATGATAATACATCAACGCTTAATTAATCTCGTGGGCTAGAGACTTAAGCATTTAACTTTCCACAATACTATTAAAGTACGGAGAAATACAATATGGCAAATGAAGATAGTCGTCCAGAAGACTACAACGAAGAAACCTTTGAAACCTTTGACCAGACTCCTGTAGAGGAACAACCTGAACAAAGAGGATATGAGGATTACGTAGAAACTGAACAGCCTGTAGAGGCTGAACCAGAAGAAGAACTACCTGAGAAGTATAAAGGTAAGGATGTTAAAGACATTATTGCAATGCACCAGAACGCTGAAAAGCTACTAGGCAAGCAATCTTCTGAGGTTGGTGAATTACGTAAAGTCGTTGATGACTTCATACAGACACAAACTATTGCACAACAACAACAAGCCCCTGCACAAGTAGAGGAAGATGTTGATGATTTAGACTTCTTTGAGAATCCAAAACAAGCTATCTCAAAGATGTTAGAAAACCACCCATCGGTTAAGCAAAGCAAAGAGATGGCAGCTCAATTAGCGCAACAACAAACTGTTGCTAAACTAAAAGCTAATCATCCTGACTACACTAGTATTGTTGGTGATGCTGCGTTTATTGACTGGGTAGGTAAATCAAAGGTACGTACACAGCTATTACGTAATGCTGACGCTTACGATTATGACAGTGCTGATGAGTTGTTTTCCTCATGGAAAGAACGTCAAGAGATGGTTAATGCAACCGTCAAGACCGAAGCAACAGCTAGAAAGCAATCTGTTAAGTCAGGCTCAACAGGCAATACAAAAGGTAGTGGCGAACCAAGCAGAAAGAAAATCTACAGACGTGCAGACATTGTAGAATTGATGACTAAAGACCCTGAACGTTATCAGAGTTTAGCATCAGAAATCAGACAAGCCTATTCAGAAGGGCGAGTCAAATAACTTTTAATAATATCTAAGGAAACTTAAATGGCTAACTTAACTCCTAGCACCAGTAACACAGTTACTAAAGCAAATGCAACTCACTTTATCCCTGAACTATGGTCTGATGAAGTAATTGCAGCGTATAAAAAATCACTTGTTCTTGCTAACTTAGTGCAGAAAATGCCTATGACTGGTAAGAAGGGTGACACAATGCATATCCCTAAACCAACTCGTGGCGTTGCTGCTGAGAAGGCTGCGGCAGATACTGTTACAATTCAACAAAACACTAACGATGAATTAATCATCACTATTGACAAGCACTTTGAATACTCACGTCTTATCGAAGACATCACTGATGTTCAAGCGTTTGATAGCTTACGTCGTTTCTACACAGACGATGCAGGTTATGCATTAGGCTTAAAAGTAGACAATGACTTGTTTGCTCTTGGTAAGTCTTTAGGTGATGGCGACGGTTCTTCATGGGTGCATTCAGCGTCTTACCAGTTCAACTCTACTACTGGTGCAGCTGAAGCGTATGATGCAGACGGCACAGCCGATGTAGGTGCGTTTAACGATAAAGGTTTCCGTGACCTTATTCAAGCACTAGACGACCAGAACGTTCCTATGGACGGACGTTGTTTAGTAATTCCACCGTCAGCTGTTAACGAAATCCGTGGTATCGACCGTTATAACTCTGCAGACTTTGTAGATGGTCGCTCTGTACAAAACGGTCAAATCGGTACATTATACGGTGTTGACATCTATGTTTCTACTAACGCTCCTGTTATGGAAACCGGTGTTAAAGCAGGTATCTTAATGCACAAAGATGCGTTTGTATTATGCGAGCAAATGGCTGTTCGTTCACAAACTCAGTATAAGCAAGAGTTCTTAGCAACTTTATATACTGCTGATACACTATACGGCTTAGACGTTTACCGTCCAGAAAATGCAGTAGTAATCGCACTTCCTGCATAAGCTAGTTAGTTTTTCATAGGGCTTCTTCGGAGGCTCTATTATAAAACTAATTACAACAAGCAAGCGACCCCAATCATTGCAGATATAAGGTGCAAATAAATGTCAAGTACAATTCTAATAAGACGTTCCTCAACAGCAGGTTCAGTTCCTACTACAGCACAGCTTACAGCCGGTGAATTAGCAATCAACCTAGCTGATAAGAAAATATACACTAACACTGGCAGTTCTATTATTGAACTTGGCACTATCGCCTCAACTATGGATGTTGAAGGTGCTTTAGGTGTTGACGGTGATTTCGATGTTAACACTAATAAATTCACTGTGGCTTCCGCTACAGGTAACACTTCTATTGCAGGTACGTTAGACGTAACAGGTAATTCACAGGTAGACGGAGACTTCACAGTCTTGGGAGCTATCTCTATTGAAGA